CTTTAAATAGTGAGAGTGAGAGTGAGAGTGAGAGTGAGAGTGAGAGTGAGAGTGAGAGTGAGAGTGATATTATAAATGTTCAAGATAAAGATGAAGATAAAGATGAAGATAAAGATGAAGATGAAGATGAAAATGAAGATGAAAATGAAGATGAAAATGAAGATGAAAATGAAAATAATGGTATTAAAATTGTTGAAGTTGATGAAGATCTAGACTTAGCAAACTATTTAAAAATGACAGTTAAAGAATTAAGAGGTTTAGTTAAAGAAAGAAAACTTCATAATGATGTATCACGATTAAGAAAAAATGAATTAATTGAATTATTGCAAAAACAATAATATATTAACTATATATATAATGAGTTGGGCAACATGTTATAGTGGATCTAATAATGTTTATTTAAATAAACCTGCATTAATGAGTGATGGACGTATTTTTAATAATTTAGCAAATGATTCTGATATTATTGAAAATAACAAATTTGAAAGCAGTAAAGATTATAAAAAATTTATACAAGAAAATAGTGAACAAATAATGGAAGATAGTACTAATTTTATGATGAATAATTCCGGTATAATTAGTAAAAGTAAAACTACTAGTTATAATGGCAATGTACCATTTGTTTATTCATCTAATACCGATGAAGCTAAACCAGCTGGATATGTTGAAAGTGATTTAAAAAATGCATATTTATCTAGAGAACAACTTCAATCGCAATTAATTGCACCAAAAGTTTTAAACTTAAATAAAATTTAAAGAGTATTATATTATAATTTATTATTTATAGTATAATGAAAATTCTAAGTATTGATGTTGGAATTAAAAATTTAGCATTTTGTTTACTTGATGTTGAAAATGAAAATAACTATACAATTTTGAAGTGGGACTGTATTAGTATTTGTCAAGAATGTAATAATGTTTGTAAAATTTGCGAAAAACCTGCAAAATATTTTAAAAATGATATTTTTTATTGCAAAAAACATGCAAACAAAGATGAAGAATTAGCAATACCTAATCAAAATACTAATTTTCAGAAAATAAAAAAACTTAAATTTGCTGAGTTATATAGTTATGCAGATGAAAACAATATTGATTATATAAAACCAATAAAAAAGAATGAATTATTGGATACCATTGAAGAACACTTAAATAAAAAATATTTTAACATTGTAAAACCAATACGTGCTGAAGACGTTGATTTAGTTTCAATTGGTAAAATACTAAAAAACAAATTTGATAATATTTTTTCATGTGATTTTATAAATTTAGATAAAGTATTAATTGAAAATCAAATTAGCCCATTAGCAAATAGAATGAAAACACTTCAAGGTATGCTGGCACAATATTTTATAATGAAAACAAATTCAAATATTATTTTTGTTTCTTCTTCCAATAAATTAAAAGAATTCCAGCAAGCTAAAGAAAACAATGAAAATAATAAGACAACTTATAATGAAAGAAAAAAAATGGGAATTGAACATTGTCAAAAAATAATAAAAACTAATAATAATTTAGAAAAATGGTCTGAAATATTTGATAAGCATTCAAAAAAAGATGATTTAGCAGATTCTTTCCTTCAAGCTATTTGGTATATTAAATCATTAAATAATTTATAATTCGTAGTACTTAAAATTAAAACATATAAATAAACATAAATGAGTGCTCAAGAAATAAATCTCGATGAAATAGATAATTTACAATCTACAAACTTTGGACCAGGTATTGAATTATTAATGAATGATAGAAAATCTAGTGAAAAAAAAGATACTAGTATTGATATTGATGATTTAGATGCTTTGGAAAAAGACTTAAATGATTTTTCAACAGATATTAAAATAGATATTCCTAGTCTAGATTTGAAAGAAGACATTAAAATAGATAATTTTGAAGAAAATAAACCATTAAATATATCTTTTGAAGAACCTAGAATAAAAATTGGTCAAGAAACTGCTGAAAGTATTGGAAATGATAAAACATGGGACGGTTATGGTTCTTTTAACGAAATACCAATGAATCCTGACCAAACTATTAGTAGTGAACCAAAATTAACTAAAGAAGAGATGTTAAAAGAAAAATTTAAATATTTAAGAAAGCTTGAATTATTAGAAAAAAAAGGCGCAGAGCTGACAAAAAAATATAGTATGGAATCCTCACTGAATGAAATGAAAGGTGAATATGAAATGTTGATGAGTGAAAAGGAAAAAGAAAATTCTGTTAAATTTCAAGGAAATATGCTATCAGCACTCATTAATGGTATTGAATTTTTAAATAATAAATTTGATCCATTTGATATCAATCTAGAAGGTTGGGGTGAACAATTTCAAGAAAATATTAATGATTATGATGAAATTTTTGGTGAATTACATGAGAAATATAAAAGCAAGGCAACCATGGCGCCAGAACTTAAACTATTATTTCAACTTGGTGCTAGTGGTATAATGGTTCATATGTCTAATACAATGTTTAAAAGTTCATTACCTAATATGGATGATATTATGAGACAAAATCCTGATTTAATGACGCAATTTAATCAAGCTGCATTAAATAGTATGTCAAAACAAAACCCTGGTTTTACTGGTTTTGTTAATAATATGATTAATCCTGAACCATCTGTTGTTAATACTGGACCACCACCAGAACCAATACGAACACAAGGTGCAGGTTCTATGCCTCCACCAAATAGACCAGGTTTTAAAGAACCAGTTTCATTTAATAGTAGACCGGATTTAAATAAAAGTATTGATATTAGTGATACATTTGAAAGTGCTGACCCTGTAATGAAAAGTAGAAGGAGAGAAATGAAAGGACCTGATAATATTGATGGGTTATTATCTGGACTAAAACAAAAAGCTTCAGAAAATATTGTAATTGATAGGAATGATGATGACAACTTAAGTACAGTTAGTATTACTGAATTAAAAGACATGAAAGAAAGTGCTACAATGCCAAGAAAAAAAGGAAGAAAGAAATCTGATAAAAATACTATTAGTCTAGATATTTAATATAAAAATAAAAATTTTAAATTTAGGTATTAGTAATTTTCATGAATTTGATGAATTCAGAAAAATATGCAATGAATTTATTAGAACAGGAAATCATGTGAAAGGTGAAATAAGTATTTGTGGAATTAAACGAATAATATGCTATAATCTTGGTAATACTGTTGATTGTATGCTTAAATATGATGCAAATGTTTAATTTACATATAAGTAATTTATATATAAGTAATTTATATAATATAGGGTTGTTGTAATATTATATAAATAATTTTTTTATACATTTATAATATATGCACGATTATCATAATATTTTATTTTTCATTGGAGGAACATTTATATATTTAGCCGCGTTTGGTTTTGATAAATTTATTGTTGAGAACTTGATACCTAAAGGACAAATATCTTTTTTACTTTATTATACTATACTACTTATTCTAGGTATTTATTTAATATATGAAATCTTTACAAAAAAGAAATATAATAAGCATCATTAATGTTTATGTTTAATTCATGATTTTGATGGATAATATATTGTAATACATAATAATAGTATTTGCATAGAAATAAGATTTACAACCCAAATCATTAATCGTCATTAATTTTTGGTGCTAAAAATATTTTTAATAATGAAGTATCATTAACTTTATATAAAATTTGTAATGGAACATCTTTTGCTAATTTAATTTCTACATTTTCACTTACTTTACAAAACATGCACATATTATGAATAAATTTTGCATTAAAACATAAATTTAAATTATCTTCTATTTTTAATGATTCAATATCTTTATTCTTTTCTGTTATTTCTATTTTCATATTAGATTCTTCTGAATCAGTCTCTATATATAATGTATTATCTTCTGTATTGAATTTAATAGATTCACCAAAGCTACTTAATTGGTCAATAAGTTGTTTGAATTTTTTACTATCCATATTTAATTCTAATTCATAATCTGGTTCAGATACTTCCAATAAATCACTTTCAATATCAACTAATGGTACAACAAAATATTTATTATAATCAGATTCTTCAGAGATAAATTCAATATTTAATTTATCGCAATTTACTTTATCATAATACATATGTATATTTTGCTTCTCTGTTCTTGTAGATAATATTTTTGATAATATATTTAAATTTATACCGATACATAAGTTTGTTTCAGAATTGTATTTTGAAAACCAAGAACTGTCTAAGTTAATATCAAACATTGATACATGTGAAGTATCCATTCCTTGAATATAAAAACTGTCTTCATTAAAATGTATGTTAACATTATCTGTAAAAACTTTTAAATTTTGTATTATATTTGTTAAAACAACACATCTTTTATCATCTTCTAATAATATATCCATATTAAATTATATTGTAGTATGTTTAAATATATATTTATTTCATTGTTAAATATATACAACCGGTAAATATTGAACAGAATTTGTATATACATTCTGTCATACATATTATAGGCAAGCAACAATATATATATTTATCAATACAATTACGATTATAATTTCGTGAAGGACGTTTACGCATACATATTATTATATTTGTATTTTTATTTTAATTCAAAAATCAATATAATGAGAACCTATTATATTGTATTATATTAAATGAGCGCAATGGTAAAGCCTACAATTATTTTTTGTATTCCAGGAAATTCATTTTCAAATAGATTCTTGAATTCATGGACGAATTTATTAAGTGATCTTGGAAATAAATATACAATTATACTATCAAATCGTTATTCATCTCAAGTGAATTTTGCAAGAGCTATGTGTTTAGGTGCAGATGTGTTGGCAGGACCCGACCAAAAACCATTTGGCAATGGTAAAATGAAATACGATGCAATTATTTGGTTAGATAGTGATATGGTATTTGATTCAAGAACTGTTGATAAACTTATACAAGGATGTTTATATACATATCCTGTATATTCGGGTATTTATGCTATGGATGGAGGACATCAATTATGTTGCATAGAAAACTGGGATGAAGAATATTATAAAGAACACGGAACATTTAAATTTTTATCCGTTGAAGAAGGTGCTCGTCGCATTGCCAATATGCAACCTTACGTTAAGGCAGCTTATGTTGGATTTGGTTGTCTGGCATTACGATATGGTGTTATTGAACATAAAGATTTCAAATATCCTTGGTTTTTTAGAAATATTATTCAATTAAAGAAAGATGACCGCATTATTACTGACGGAACCAGTGAAGATGTTTGTTTTATTCGAAATTTAATTGATAATAAGATAATAGATAGCGTTATTGTAAATTTGGAATTACGCTTTGGACACGAAAAAACTATCGTATATTAATAATGTTGACAGGTTTGTCTATTGTAAAATATATATCTATAATAATTATTTAAATTTATTAGTGTGGTTTGCTATCGGATTTGATGATTTACAAAAATATCCCTTTTCAATATAATCTATATAATTATAGTACAATATAAAACTAATTCCAACATCTTCAATGATATACGGATAATTTTGTGAAAAATCGTTCTTATTCAATATATCAAATTTTATACTTTCCATATGGTCAATTATTGTCTTACAAGATTTATTAGAAATATAATATAATGTACCGTAAGCACCAAAAATAGCTGGTTTTATATTATATATACTTATATCTATATCTTTTAAACCATGCAACGGATTATCAAAATCAGATTTATTATTTTTATAATAATTTATCATCCAATCTGTTTTCTCTGTTTTCTTTAAACACTCTCTATTTGTACATTTAAAATCTCTTCTTGGGCAAGAATCACCACAATAATCTGGTTTTGTTTCTTCTGACAAAAAATCAATTAGTCTTTTTTCATTAAACATTAAATCATCACCACATCTTAATATACCTTGTTTTATATTAAAAATACTATAAATAATTTTCATAGATAATGTTAATTTCTTTAATAAATGCAAATAAGAATCTTCACATCTAATATATAAATAATTTGTATCTTTAATTTCATACTCATTTTTTAAGAAAAGGTCTCCTATAACATAAAATACTTTCCAACCAATATATTCATTTTTATTTAATTTAAATTCTTTTAATCGGGTATTCATATGTTTTTGACACGATAATACTAAAATAATACCTTCTACTTCTTCCATATTATTAAATTTATATAATATTTTTATATAATAATTTTATTTATTTATAATTTTATTTATTAATAATTTTATTTATTTATAATTTTATTTATTTATAATTTTATTTATTTATAATTTTATTTATTTATAATTTTATTTATTTATAATTTTATTTATTTATAATTTTATTTATTTATAATTTTATT